ATCAAGGAGCTAGTCCAGGAGCAGGTGGAAATGGCGGAGGTGGTGCTGGAGGTGCTGGTGCTCAACCATCAAATCCAGGAACTATTGGAGCATCTGGAACAGCCAACACTGGAGGTGGTGGAGGTGGTGGAGCTAATGATGGTTCTCCAACCCTTGGTAATGGAGGTGCAGGTGGTTCGGGTATCGTGGTTGCGAGATCAGGATCAAGCTGTGGAGTTATATTTACAACATGTAGTGCATGTGCACCAGTTATATCAACTGATGGAATTAATCAAATAGCAGAAATTAAAGCATCAACAAATTTAAATATTATTGATACAGGTGGAGCAATAGCAGCAGATTATTTAGTAATTGCTGGTGGTGGAGCAGGACAAGGAGACTCTGGTGGTGGAGGAGGAGCTGGTGGTTTTAGATCATCTTTTCCAGGTGGAACAAAAATGTTTTTTCAACCAGGACCACATGCGGTTACAATTGGAGCAGGTGGATCAGCACCCCCAGCCTCTGCAACTCCATCATGTGCAAATGGAAGTTCTTCTTCAGCAGGATATATTGTTTCAAGTGGTGGTGGAGGTGGAACTCAAGATGGTGGATCTGGTGGTGGGGGTAGATATACAGATTCAGGTGGATCAGGATGCACAGTATTTAGTTCTCCAGCATTACCTGGTAAACAAGGTAATCCTGGTGGAAATGCTTCACCCGCACCTAATGGTGGTGGCGGTGGTGGCGGAGCTGGAGGAGCCGGTAGTGCTGCACCTGGAGGAGCAGGAGCTGCCGGAGGAGTAGGTATTACAAATTCAATAACAGGATCTTGTGTAGCAAGAGCCGGTGGTGGTGGCGGTGGTGGCCAAACAGGTGGAAGTGCTGGAGGTCCAGCTTCCCCTTGTGGAACAGGTGGAGCTGGTGGTCAAGGAGGCGGCCCAGGAACAGATCCAGGAACTGCGGGAACAGCAGGTACAACTAACACTGGTGGTGGCGGTGGAGGTGGTGGTGAAGGTTCTAGTGCACCTGCAGGAGCAGGTGGAAATGGTGGATCTGGAGTAGTAGTTTTAAGATTCCCAGGATGTGCCTCTTTAGCTGTAGCACCAGGAACTAACAGTTTAGCAACATTACCAGGACCAGCTGGAGGATGTAAAGTGGCATCATTTACAGTAACTGGAACGTTGACAATTAGTTAAGATTAAAATATAAAATATAAATTTAAGGAGTAAGAATATGGCACATTTCGCAGAATTAAAAGCAATGACAGATCCAACAGGATTTACGTCAGATTCACATCAAGTAGTACAAAGAGTTGTTGTAGTAGGAAACGATTGTGTTCCTTCAGACATGCATCCTGATGGAGAGACATGGTGTATAAATTTTTTCAAAGGTGGAATCTGGAAACAGACTTCTTATAATCACAATTTTAGAAAGCAATATGCAGGAATCGGAATGGTTTATGATCCTGTAAAAGATAAATTTTTAGGACAACAACCTCACGCATCATGGTCATTGGATGATAATGACGATTGGCAAGCACCAGTAACTTATCCATCTATCACAGATGATGGTCAGGCAGAACCAGAATGGCGTTACATGATATCATGGAACGAGGATAAATATAACGCTGACAACACTAAAGGTTGGGAAGCAACAAAATCAGACGACACAGCGGATCCACAAACTAAATACGATTGGAACGGCACAGCTTGGGTGTCCGCATAGGAGGACACAATGCCAAGAAACAAAGTTGGCTCATCAAACGGTGGAGTAATTGGAAAGACGAATAGAATTTCGTTTGGAAAAGAAAAACAAACTGTCAAAACATCTTCAGGATCAGTAACCACGCAACCAGGAACTAGAGTTGTTAAAGCTTTAATTGTTGCAGGTGGTGGAGGTTCAGCTGGTGGTGGTGGTGGCGGTGGCGCTGGTGGTTTAAGAAATATAGAAATACCAAATTCAGGGAATAGCGCATTAACAATCACAGTGGGTGCAGCAGGGACAGGGTGTGGACCTAGAAGTGGACCTTATCCAGGAGCAGCAGGAGATGCTGGAGGACAAGGTGGGACATCTTCAGTGGCATCTTGTGGAACAACTTTTTCAGCAACAGGTGGTGGAGCAGCTCAAGGAGTTAATTTTCCAGGTGGTGGTGGAGCAGGATGTGGAGTAGGAGAGCCAGGAGGTTCTGGTGGTGGCGGTGCTAACCAAGGATCAAATTGTAGACCTGGAGGAACTGGTAATGCTGGAGGTTTTGATCCACCGGAAGGAAATAATGGTGGAAGAAATAATCCATCACCATCACCTACAAGTGGAGCTGGCGGTGGTGGAGGATCTGGTGGTGTAGGATCTAATGCATCAGGAAATCCAGGTGGAGCAGGTGGACCAGGAACAGATGTTAGTGGTTGTTTTCCAGGAGCACCAAATTCAGGAGTTTACGCTGGAGGCGGTGGTGGAGCAGGTTTTTGTGGATCAAATACACCTAGTGCGCCAGGAGGTGGTGGAGCAGGTGGTGGAGGTGGTAGTAATGCTGGAGCAGCTGGAACTACAAACACCGGTGGTGGCGGTGGTGGTGGAGGACTACAAGGTCCAACAGGAACATACGCTGCTGGAGCAGCAGGTGGCTCTGGTATAGTCATCGTAAAAGAATTAAACAAAGCAAGTGGTGTGTGGTCAATGCAAAGTCAATTTAGTGCAAGGAATCAAGGAACATGGCCTGATGGTTCAACCATTGTAGATGTGAATTATTTAGTTATAGCAGGTGGTGGTAAAGCTGCAGGTGGAGGTGGAGGTTTCAGAACATCTTATCCTGGAGATATATGTGGACAAGGTTCTGCATTACAATTAACAACTGGGTCATACGCAGTAGTAGTAGGTGGTGGCGGAGGAACAGGGTGTACTAATCAAGGAAATAACTCAAGTTTTAACGCACCTGGAACAGATGGTGTAGATGCAATAACTTCCGCTGGTGGAGGAGCATACGGTAATCCTGCTGGAAGCGCAGGAGGATCTGGAGGTGGTAGTAGATATAGCACTAATGCAGCTGGAAATACCCCTCCTGTTAGTCCACCTCAAGGTAATCCAGGTGGTCAAGGGGTGCCTAACGCTGTAGGAGCTGGTGGTGGAGCTGGTGGACCTGGAGCAAATGCTAGTGGAAGCACTGGTGGTGCTGGAGGTAACGGGAGAGGTAGTTTAATTTACGTGCATCCATCTGTAGGTGCACCTGGACCAAGTGGATCATACAGATATTTTTCTGGTGGAGGTGGTGGAGCTGGATCAGGTGGTGGTGGTGCTGGTGGATACGGAGGTGGTGGTGCTGGTGTTCCATCAGGTGGTACTATTGCAGGAACTGCTAATACGGGGGGTGGTAGTGGAACCTCTTGGTTTAGTGGACCGATAGAAAATGGTGGATCTGGAATTGTAATAATAAGATCTCCAAGTGCTGTAACTTTATCTGTGGGTTCTGGTTGTAATTCAACAGCAACTGATTCACCAACTGGTGACAAAATAGCAATATTCAAAGTTTCTGATACATTGACAATTTCTTAACAGTTGATATAAGAAAGATATAGAAAGATGAACTTAACAAATTATTATTGGTATTTCCAATCAGCAGTCCCAGAAAGAATCTGTGATGAGATAGTTAAATATGGAAAATCTATTTCTGATCAGATGGCAGTTACTGGTGGTTATGGTCAAGGTAAAAATCTAAATCAAAAACAGATAAAAGATCTAAAGAAAAAAAGAAATTCTAATATTGTTTGGATGAATGATAGATGGATATATAAAGAGATACAACCATATGTTCACCAAGCAAACGCAAACGCAGGTTGGAATTTTCAATGGGATTTTTCAGAAAGTTGTCAGTTTACAAAATATGAAAAAGGTCAATTCTATGATTGGCATTGTGATGGTTGGGATAGACCATATATGAAAGAGGGCAATGATCCCTCAAACGGTAAGATAAGAAAATTATCTGTAACTGTTAGTTTGTCAGATCCAAAAGATTATAAGGGCGGTGAATTAGAGTTTGATTTTAGAAATATGGATCCAGATAAAAAACCTAACATTAGAAAATGCACAGAGATATTACCAAAAGGATCTTTGGTTGTGTTTCCTGGTTTTGTTTGGCATAGGGTATGTCCAGTTAAAAAAGGATCTAGATATAGTTTAGTTATTTGGAATCTAGGATGGCCATATAAATGAGTTTTCCAAAACAATTAAATCTAGAACAATATTTTTCTTGTCCCATATGGTGGGCAGACGAACCTAAGTTTGTAAAAAAACTAAACAAGGCATCTGATAAATACATAAAAATATCACAGAAGAATCTAAAAAAACAAATAGATGATAGAAATAAAAAATTTGGTGACAAAGGAGATATGGGTCATGTGTTTCATTCAACAAGTTTAATAGGTGATCTCAAGTTCAAAGAGTTACAGGATTATATTGGTGCTACCGCACATAATCTATTACAGGAAATGGGTTTTGATTTATCTCAATATCAAGTGTTTACAACAGAGATGTGGGTACAGGAGTTTGCTAAAAAAGGTGGTGGACACCACACATTACACACACATTGGAATGGTCACATATCGGGTTTTTATTTTTTAAAAGCTAGTGAGAGAACATCGATGCCATTATTTGAAGATCCAAGACCAGGTAATATCATGAATCTTTTACCAGAAAAAGATAAATCAAAAGTCACATATGCAAGTTCACAAATTCACTATCAAGTCAAACCAGGTAGATTAATATTTTTTCCATCGTATATGCCACATCAATATGCTGTTGATATGGGTTATGAACCGTTTAGATTTATACATTGGAACTGCCAAGCGATACCAAAAGGAGTGTTAAATGTCGTTCAAAAAAAATAAATACACAGTTTTAAAAAATGCTATCAGTAGAGAAATGGCTGATTTTTGTTATGCTTATTTCTTAAACAAGAGAAACGTGGCTAGGGTTTTATTAGATTCTAGATACATATCACCTTTTACAGAATATTGGGGTATATGGTCTGATGAACAGGTGCCAAATACATATTCACATTATGGCGATCTTGTCATGGAAACATTGTTACAAAAAGTAAAACCGGTGATGGAGAAACACACTAAACTAAAATTATCTGAGACATATTCATACGCAAGGATCTACAAAAAAGGTGATGTTTTAGCCAGACACAAAGATAGATATTCTTGTGAGATATCAACCACGTTAAATCTTGGTGGTGATGATTGGCCTATATATCTGGACCCAACAGGCAAGCAAGGACAGGCTGGTATAAAAGTAAAATTAAATCCAGGTGATATGTTGATATATTCTGGATGTGATCTTGAACATTGGAGAGAAGAATTTATGGGTAAAGATTGTGGACAAGTATTTTTACACTACAACAAAGCAGGGTCTAAAATGGCTAAAGAAAACGCATTAGACAAGAGACCTCTGATAGGTCTTCCTGCGTGGTTTAAAGGCACGAAGTTGACTAATTCTACAAAATAGTCTATACAATAGACTGGTAGGGAGAGACACCACCACACCCTCTCCCTGCTTTTAATCTATTAATTAACTGCAAAATAGGTATAATGGATTATTATGCTACAAAAGATAGGGTTTGCACCTGGAATCAACAAACAAATTACACCTACTGGAGCAGAAAGTCAGTGGATTGACTGCGATAATGTTAGGTTCAGATATGGTACTCCTGAAAAGATAGGAGGTTGGAAACAACTAGGTGATGATGCTTTGACTGGTGCTGGTAGAGGACTACATCATTTTGTAAATAGTAAAGCTAGAAAGTATGCCATCATCGGCACAAACAGGATTCTATATGCATTCTCTGGTGGTGTATTCTATGATATACATCCGATAAAATCCACAACAACGCTCACGAGTGCATTCACCACGACTAATGGGTCAACATCTGTTACGATAACTTTCAGTGGAGATCATGGTATATCCGCACAGGATATAGTCTTATTAGATAATTTCTCATCAATCACTGATTCTAATTTCGCATCTTCAGATTTCGATGATAAAAAATTTATGGTGACGACAGTGCCTAATGCTACGACTATTACAATCACGATGCCATCAGCAGAATCAGGATCTGGTGCAACAACATCAGGTGGAATAAGAGTACAACACTACTATCCTGTTGGACCAGCCGTGCAGGCAAAAGGTTTTGGTTGGTCTCTTGGAACATGGGGTGGCGAGGTATCAGGTGAACCAACAACGACTTTGTCTGGTGCGATAAACTCCTCAACTACAACAGGTATCATATTAGCAGACGTATCACAGTTTCCAGACACAGGTACAAATTTTATTAAGATAGGGACAGAAGAGATATCCTATACAGGAATAAGCACCTCGAATGAATTAACAGGTGTCACGAGAGAGGTCAGGGGAACAGACGCTGCATCACATGGTGCAGGAGATACAGTTACAAGCACAACAAACTTTGTGGCATGGGGTGAGGCTGCATCGGGAGACTTGGTATTAGAACCTGGTATGTGGTCATTAGATAATTTTGGTGATAAGGCTATCTGTCTCATTCATGACAGCGCTGTATTCGAATGGAACTCTGCAGCAGCGGGTGCAGAAAATATTAGAGCAAGTATTATATCTGGTGCACCGACTGCATCAAGACACATGTTGGTATCTACACCGGATCGTCACTTAGTATTTTTTGGGACAGAGACAACTATTGGAGATACCTCTACACAGGATGATATGTTTATAAGATTCTCTGACCAGGAAGATATCAATACATACACACCGACAGCAACCAATACTGCCGGTACACAGAGACTGGCCGACGGATCACAGATCAGAGGAGCGATCAGAGGTAGAGATTCTATTCTTGTTTGGACTGACACAGCGTTATTCACACAACGTTTTGTTGGTCAACCTTTTACGTTTGCATTTGCACAGGTTGGAACACATTGTGGACTTGTTGGACAGAATGCATGTGTTGAGGTTGATGGTGCTGCATATTGGATGTCAGAGAATGGTTTTTTTAGATACGCTGGTAAATTAGAATCGTTACCGTGTCTTGTAGAGGATTTTGTATATGATGATATAAATCTAGAGTCTGGTAATCAAATGGTGTCAGCAGGTCTAAATAATCTTTTTGGTGAGGTTATGTGGTTTTATCCAACATCCTCATCATCTGTTGTAAACAAGATGGTCTGTTATAATTATTTTGATTCATCAAGAGAAAGACCCGTATGGACTGTGGGCACGCTTGCTAGAACAATGTGGCAAGATTCTGCCGTGTTTGGTAGCCCACATGCAACAGAATATACAGCAGGTAACGACTCATCTTTTGATGTTGTAGGCAACACAGAGGGTAGAACAATATATTATCAACATGAGACAGGAACAGATCAAGTTCAGGGCGGATCAACCACAGCCATTGTTGCAACTATATCTTCAGGAGATTTTGACATAAGTCAGAGGAGAGGTATCACAGGACAATCAACAGGTATGGCTGATCTTAGAGGAGATGGTGAATTTATAATGAAGATAAGAAGATTCATACCAGATTTTATATCACAGACTGGTAATACACAGGTTACATTACAATTGAGAGATTTTCCAAATGATAGTCAAGCTAGCTCCGCACTTGGACCATTTACGGTGTCATCATCCACTAAAAAAGTAGATACACGTGCAAGGGCAAGGGCTGTTGCGTTAAAGATAGCAAACACAACAATTAATCAGAGTTGGAAATTAGGAACTTTTAGATTAGACATACAACCGGATGGTAGACGATAATGGCTAAGATAGTGCAGGTATTAACAAGACCAAGTGAACAATACGATTTGCCAACAGCAGAGGCACAAGTCAGAGATCTTGATGCGATCGTAGAAAAATTAAATACAACGTTTCAACAAGAATTAAAAGATGAGGTAGAAGCATTTAACTTCTTTTTACAATAATGGCTAATAGTTTTATAAATAAAAAAGTAGACTTAACTACAACAGATCTAACCACACTATACACGGTGCCTAGTTTTAAAACAGCTGTTGTTAAATCACTGTTGGTATCCGAGGACGCCGGATCAGGGACCACGATAACAATAACATTGGTAAATTCTAGCGGTGCTATATTTAATCTATTTAAAGATAAAGCCATAGCATCCAAGGCAACAACAGAACTTTTGACCCAGCCTCTTGTCATGGAGGAGAGCGAGGTGCTTAAAGTACAGGCTGCTGACGCGAACGAGCTGCACGTCATAGCCTCTATATTAGAGATACAGCCGAGAGAGGTAACAGCATAATGAAAGTAATAGAACCAAAAGAAGTGATAGAAGAGATATATAACCTTAGAACAGGTGAGAAATACAAGAATGATGAGGAGTGGAAGGCCAAGGGCATACCTGAATCTGAGATAAGAAAAGATGTAAGGGTGATAATGCCTAGCCTTGATTTATTTGGAGAAACAAAATAGAATAGAACAATGGCCATAGATAAAGCAATAGATTACGTAGAACAAGACGGTTCTTTAAATTTTATAAAGAACTCTAAATCTGTAACCGTGCCTAAAGAATTTAAAGCTAGAAAAAATGCACCAGCAACTAAGCTAGCGTACATCACAGCTGACGAGGCTAAGATGTTGAAGAAGATGAAAAAGGGTACACCACACAAAGGACCAAAAGGTATACCTAGTTATGATTCATTTGATGCACAAGGTAATTTTAGATCAGGTGAAGAAATGAGCGCTGCAGAAAGAGGTGATGCAGGTGCTTTTGGTAATGATCCCGGAGCAAGACAAGAAGCTCAAGACATAAGATCATCTGTTATTGCTGCAGGTGCAGGTCAAAGAGTTAATCCTGGTTTTTTTGATGATAGAAATACAATATCAGCAGCAGAGTTAGCAAGAGCTAAAGCATTTAATCCTACTGCGTTTAGACAAAATCGTGGTGGTGGTATTATGAATTTTATTAGAAGTGGTGGAATTTTAGGAAATTTAGTTAGAAGTCTTGGACGAAGATTAGGTTTAGGTAAAAGATTTAATGAACCAACATATGACATGCGTGGTCTTGATAGTGTTAATCCTGTGTTTGATTATGGCAGTAATGAAGACTTATTATCATTAATTGGAACTGGTGGTATTACGGATTTAGATACTATAGATTTAGGAAATCCAAAAAATGACGAAAGAATTGTTCCAGAAGAACAAGGTTTAACAGGTGATGGTAGTTTTAGGATAAATTATGGCGATAAGTAGAATGCAACAACCAAGACAGATGTATGGACTAGGAAGTTTTGTTAAAAAAGTTACTAGAAAATTAACTAGACCTATAACCAAGGTAGCTAAAAAGATAGTACCAAAAGAGATAGCTGGTATCATGAGAACAGCCGCACCTTTCTTGCCACCAGGTTATAGAGAGGCTGCATACCTATTAGGTACAGCAAGACAGACTGGTAGAATCAGTCCTGTTGATCTAGCATTAGCTGCAGCTCCTACATTTTTTAGTAAAACAACTACAGGACAAAATTTAGCTAAAGGCATTGGTGATTTTACAGTGCCGGGTATGGAAAGAAATTTAAGAGAAATAGCAGTTGGTTCACCAAGAGAAGTAAATTTTAGAGAATTTCAAGGACCACAACAAATTACCGCCGCTGGAGCTATTGATCCAGGTATTGCAACACAATCCATTCAAGCTGGTTTAGGTGGGCAAAATATAGCAACGAAAGCAACACAAGGTATATTAGGTAAAGGTGGTGATTTTAATCTATTAAAAGGTTCTTTATTATCAAAACCTGATGGTAGTATAAAATTAGGAACTGCTGCAGCGTTAGGAACAGGTGTATTATCTCTGGTATCATCTGCCAAAACACCACAAGAGGCAGGAGAAAATCTGGTGGCACAGACAGGAAACTCCGATGATTATGAGAGAGGGGTAAATTTATTTGCGCAATTAAAACCAGAATTATTTGAGGTACCAGAACAATTTAGAATGCCTGTCAAAGATGGTGGTAGAATAGGATTTAGAACGGGAACAGGAAGACGTGGTCTTGGTGGTCTTGAAGGTATGGGACCAGACATGGTTGCTGATCCAAAAGCAGGGTTAGGCGCTTTAGAAGACATGAAGGATGGAGAATTTAGATTTGACGCTCAAGAATTTATGGTCAATAAATATAAAGAGGATGGAACAAAACCTAATATAATAGGAGAAGGTATGATAGGAGATGGTGAAGGTGGAATGGAAAAAATGTTTGTAATTGAAACTCCTGGTTTTGGAACAATGACTATAACAATGGATCAATATCTTAAAAACTTTGGTATTCCAGAAAGAGAAGTTAAAACAGATTTTGATGGGTTAGGACTGGTAATAATAAACACAAGTGACGGATTAAAACTTATGGATGCTGATGGTAATCTTAGAGATGTAGGTAAAGATAACAAGGCGGCTGGTGGTTTGATGAGAACCAACTATGCGATCGGTAGTGAGGATCCAAAACCATTACCAGAGGATCCTACAAAACCAGTAAATCCTTTCGCACCAAAACCAATCAAGCCATTGGGTGATATGAAGATGGCAGGATCTGAGAGATATCAGAGAATATTAGAATCTCTCATAGATATGATGGAGGATGAATTAGGTAGAGAATTAACTAACGAGGAATATGACCAGGCGGGTAAACTAGCATATGAATTGTTAAATGTTCCTGGTCTGGCAAAAGGTGGTAGGGTGAACTATGCTCTTGGAACAAGGCCCACGGCCCAAGAAAGTGGTCTAGGAGGGCTTCCAATCGAGGCAGATATGAGGTATACTGGTGGCTTCATGCCATACGGTGC